GTGTTCTATTTTTAATCACTAATTTAGAAAAATGAAATCTGAACTAGAAAAATTTGAGGAAAAATACTGGAGGATAGTCCACGAAGAAGGAGCTGATTATGAGAAGATTTGGGAACTTTTCAGAAACGAACGCCAACGCCTTCTCCAAGAAATACTAAAAGAAATAAATTATTACATAAAACATTACGGACTTCAGAATTGGGGAGGTTCAGACATTAAAAATGCAAAAGAATTATTAAAATTTTCAGATAAATTAAAATCTCTAATTAAATAAAAACAATGAAAACTTATGAAAACACTATCTCTAATTACTAATTTAGAAAAAAAATGAACCCGTTAAAACAAAGTCAAATAGAAAAACTTAGCAAGTTGGGATGTGCGGATTTAGCCAGAAAAATGCAGGAAATTATAGAATATCTCAACGAAGATACGAATATTATTTGCGAACCTCCCCATCAAGAACCGATTATAAAATTGCTCATCTTGTTATTGGAAGACCCAATTATGAGACAAATTCACACAAAAGAAATTTCAAAATTATTTAAGCTTCTCTAATTAAATAAAAACAATGGAATTAGAAAAATTGATAAAAGATATTCTTAATCCATTTACTTTTAGCAAATATGGAAAGGTCTATGTTGGTTATGAGAAGACAGAAGGGGCATTGAGGATCGAAGGATTGGTTTTGCAAATGGAAAATGAGATGAAGAAATTTATAAAACTCAACGACCAACGCCTTCTCAAAGAAATAAAAGATAAGTTGCCGAAAGAGAGAGAATACGGAGATACATATAACGGGGAAGACGAAAGTTGGGAATTGGGAGAAATGGAGGGATTCAATAAATGTCTAAAAAATATTCTAGCCATAATTACTAATTTAGAAAAAAGATGAATGCAGGATTATTATTAAAAAATGCGGTCAACAACTTCAAGACAAGGTATGTGATGACCGCAGATGAAATAATGAAATTGATTGATAAACACAAAATTGTTATTTTAGTGGAAAAATATCAAAATAGACATCTTATCGCCGGCTATAACAAGATGAAAGAGTTTTTTATAAAAATGGATGCTCCTTGGGGTCGCTCATTCACGGACTGGGAATTGATAAGATATATTGACCATTTGGGGGATTGTTCAGAGGAGAAGTATTCATTTGACGATGCTGAATACTGGGCAGTTGAAGCAAAACCACTCACCAAATTACAAAAGGTTTATCTTAGATATATTAAAGGAATTTCAAAATGACTTGCGAGCTATGTAAAAACTCAACTGCAACCTATTGTGATAATTGTAGCCCGTTCTCTATGTTGTTGAGGATGGATATGGGTTCTGATTTTTCATCTTATGGAAAAATTTATAAAAAAAACAAGCCGCAAACTGGACTGAAATACAGAGAAACCAAGTGCAGGAACTCCCGTGGGAAAACTCCCGAAAAATATCAGAGCTGGACAAATACGGCGGTATGAATTGGCGGGATTATCAAGCCGTAAGCCGCCGGCTTTTCGCGGATAAAAGGAAAATTTTAAGCGTTTTGAAAAATGACTGAAAATCAAGAAAAACAAATAGACGACTTAGTTAAACTTTGGAAAAATATGCCGGAAGGAAAACTGGTTCTCATTAAAGGACAAGATGGAGAGCCATCGTTTTTTTTGCAACAAGCCGGAAAAGTTGAAGATTGTGAAGAACCACAAGTTATCCACAGAATCACAGAGATAGAGCAGTTGACACAGATTGTGAGTGTGATATAATATACAAAACTGAAACTTGCCTCATTTCTATATCGGCGGTTTCAGATAATATGAAAAGACTAAAAAAGTCTTTTTGTGTTGTCTGAAGCCGTTTTGTTGTTTTCTCGCAGATACCTCACTACCTGAAATATGGTCGAGGCTACGCGGGAGATACCCGCGAGAGAATAAAAATGCCATTCAAGAAAGTCGGGAAAAACTATAAGTCGCCAAGTGGCAGAAAGTTCACGAAGGTTCTCCGACAGAATTAAAATTAGAATGTGCGGTTTATGGAGTTGGTAGCGATTTTGAAAAGCACTTGCATAATAGATATAGGGAATATCGCCATCACGGAGAATGGTTTGAGAGCAATGAAGACCTGGAAGACTTGATAATTTTCATTAAGGAAAGGTATGGAAGAGATGACATCTAAACAAAAAGAGTTTGCCAATAAATATATAGATTCTGGCAATGCCACTCAATCAGTAAAAGATACATTCAAAGTGGAAGATTCAAATTACGCGGCAGTAAAGGGTTCTAGGCTGATAAGAAATGATAATGTTAAGAAATACCTCGAAGAAAACGCAGACGGAGCGGCTTCAAGGATAGTAGAACTCTCAAAATCCGCAAATAACGAATCGGTAAAACTGAACGCGAATAAAGATATTCTTGACAGAGCCGGATTCAAACCAATTGACAAAACCGACATTACAACCAGAGGAGAAAAAATAAATCCTATTTATGGCGGACAATCTTTTCAAAGACACGAAGGCGACGAAGAAATTATTCCAGCTCCAGAAGAGAATCAGGGCGGTTAGTGGAGGAACTTGGGCGAGCAAGACAATATCAATTCTCATTTGGCTTATAGATTATTCCCAGTCAACTAAGAACCAAGTGATAACGGTTGTCGCTGAATCATACCCGCACCTTTCACTCGGAGCAATCAGGGACTTTCAAAATATAATGGTTTCGCACGGATATTGGAACGACAAGAGCTGGAATGAATCAAAACACATTTACACATTTACAACCGGAAGTTTTATAGAGTTTATAAGTTTCGATAAATTCGGGAAGGCCCACGGGCCGAGAAGAGATGTTCTTTTCATCAATGAGGCAAATAACCTTCCGTATAACATCGTTGACCAGCTTATTACAAGAACTCGCAAGATAATCTGGATGGACTGGAACCCGACATCGGAATTTTGGTTCTATACCGAGATGCAGGGCAAGAGGGACGATATAGATTTCATCACCCTCACCTATCTCGATAATGACGCGCTGGGAGAAATCGAACGGAAAGAAATCGAATCGCACAAAGACAACAAGCAATGGTGGCAAGTGTACGGACTGGGGCAACTCGGAGAACTGGAAGAAAGAATATACAGAGGCTGGCAGATAATTGATAGCATTCCCTACGAAGCAAGGCTTATCCGGTACGGACTGGACTTCGGCTTCACAAATGACCCGACTGTGATTGAGGCGCTATACGAATACAATCAAGGCTTTATAGTTGATGAAATGACATACCAGAAAGGATTATCGAATAAATCAATCGCGGATATCTTTCAATCTCAACCGAAAGCCCTTGTGATAGCCGACAGCGCGGAGCCGAAAAGCATAGATGAGATATATAATTACGGAATAAACATCATTGGATCGGAGAAGGGTCAAGGGAGTGTTTATCAGGGTATCCAGTATGTCCAAGGTCAGAGAATGTCAATCACCAGCCGGAGCGTGAAAACAATCAAGGCATATCGAAACTATATGTTCAGGCGCGACAAGGACGGACGAATAACCAACGACCCCGATGACACAATCCACGAATGGTCGAACTCAATGGATGCAATCAGATATGGACTGAATGGCCACGCCCAACCAGGCAGAGATCCATCAATAGCTTACAAAACAAGATATTAAAAAACAAGGAAGTGAATTGTATTCTCGTGAAATTTAATCAACCGGAGTTTGAAAAGAACTGTATCGAGAGTATAAAAAAGTTTACCGATTTAGAAAAGCACACTTTAACAATCCACGACAATTACCCAGGCAACAAGAATCTGGGACAGTTATGGAACGAACTTATTGAGGAATCAGACGATCAAAATATCTGTCTCCTGAATACTGACACTTTAGTTGAAGAGAACTGGACAAGACTTGAAGAATCTCTAGCTGATCCAGAAGTGGGGGCAGTCGGTCCTATCACCAACAAATGCGGGACATTCCAAGCAGGTCTAGAAAGAAAAGACGAGATTATAGATGCCAACCAGTTATCAGGATTCTGTATGTGCTTTACTAAGAAGAACTGGAGGAAAGTCGGAAAGTTCCCTGAAGACAACGCTTTCTATGGGCAGGAATCAGTCTTCAACCGAAAATTGCAGGATCACGGGCTTACACTCAAATGTGACAGAAGAGTTTTTGTTCATCACTTCAAGGGACAAAGCTGGCTTAAAGCGCGAGACGCGGGCGAAGTTAGCGACCTAAACCGAGAATACGGGGCGATGCAATACAAGAACTTTGCTCGAAGACTTAAGGAGTTGCGGGAAGTCATCCCGGCTAAGACTAGGCTGGTAGTCCTGGGAGCAGGAGCAGGTAACCCTTATCCCACTTTCAGTGGAATTGACCAGGTAATCTCAGACTTTTTTGGAACACGGGCGGTTCACTTGCCAATGAACACTAAAGCCGATGTGATACTTGCTTTTAATCCTGACGTCCTGATAGTCCACAACACCCGCTATAAACCTGAATGGTACGAAGAAATCAGAAGAGTCAAAAAGGCGGGAGTGAAAACTGCCCTCTATTGGATGGATTTAAGAAGCCCCACAAGGACTCACAAGACGATATTCAGTCATCCCCTGAACGAATATTTTGACCATATCTTCTATTGCGCCGAAGGCTGGAGAAACGATTGGGAGGAACATTTCAAAGTAAAAACGACTTGGTTGCCACAGGCGACCATCCAACATCCCTTACCCCCGAAAGACGAGAAATGGTACGACGTCATTCATATCGGAGACACGACTGATATGCGTTATCACCAGAATCGAAAAGCGGTCATTGACCAATTTAGTGGATCGGCCATAAATGTCACTCAACTCAATGAAGGTGGACGCGGGCGAAGAATAGAGCTTTCAAAGCGAACCTACGGGCTTTACGGAAATTGCAACTGGAGCCTTTCCGTGAGTCCCCTAGTTAGTGGATACACATCAGACAGGACGTTTCACATTCTGGGCGCGGGCGGATGCCTTATTATGCTTGACCCCGGAGGATTTGACTGGTTGAAACCCTACGGATACATAGAAAGAGACATCGACAAAATGATCAAAAGGATTCAGGGAACAGGGATAGAGGAAATCAACGTTATGAAGAAGAGGGCCTTTGAATACGCCCAGTCCCACGAACTCTACAAAGACAGATATATAAAACTAATCCAAAAACTATGCGGCTAAATATCGGGTCGGGAGACCAAAAGAAGGAAGGCTACAAGTCAGTCGATATGTCCGATAAATGCAATCCAGACTATGTTTGGGACATTACTCAATTCCCTTATCCAAAAGAATGGGAGGGCTGTAAAGAAGTAAGGTCAGACAATTTGTTTGAACACATAGAACCCAAGACTCTAATAAGAGTCATCAATGAAATCCACAAGATACTGATGCCGGGTGGAAAGCTATGGATAAGAGTTCCGCTATTAAATGCAAATCCATTAAATATCCATCGGGCGTTCACTGATCCAACCCATTGCAATTATTTTACAATAGAAACATTCGACTATTGGGAAGACAAGCCAAACCAAGCAGGACTTAATCGATGGAAGATGTTTGGAAAAGACTACGGGATAATCCCCTGGAAGAGGATAATGAACGAAGAATGGAATAAGACCTTTCTAATCGTGGAACTGGTCAAGATATGATCTATACCTCAATCGCAGGCTCTTATGATTCACCGAGAGAAGACGTCAAATGTTTCGGAGATAAGTATTTAGACCGCTTTCCTCCGAGACTGGCCGCAAAGATATATAAGTGCCTTCCCCATCTATTTATGCCCGACGAAGAATGGTGGATATGGATAGACGGCAACCTGAAATTGAAAGTCAGTGAGGAAGAATTGATAAAGCTGGCGGGGGACACGGATGTCTGTGTATTTGAGAATCCTTATCGGGAAACAGTCGCCGAAGAAAAAGAAGAGATACTGAAACTGGGACTCGATACCAAAGATAATTTGTGGCTTCCTCTCCAAGAAAGAAAACTGCCCGCTTGTTTCCTTATCATCCGAAAGAATACTCCCGAAGTGAGGCGTGAGAACGAAAGATGGTGGGCGCTAATCTCGGCAGGTAGCCAAAGAGACCAAATCAGTTTCCCGACAGCATACTCGACCATCAAACGCCTTCCAAAAGTTCATCCGTTTGAGAATAAATATTTTACTCGTTATGGCCATCGTCTACCCCGAAAATTGGATACTAAACCGACTGGGAAAGGAGCTAGACGAGATTGAAGTCAAGGGAACGTACTTTGTTAATTATGCCTTGTTTGATGAAACTCAACCGAAACCTTGGGGAGCGTTTTTCACCCACCTGGAGGACGACTGGGAAGAGATGTTCGACGAAGTGGCAAGTAAAGTCGATTACGCCGTCTGTATAAACCAAAAAATTAAGACCTATCTCGAACTATTGGGCGTGAAACGGGTGGAGCTTATCAGACACGGACACGACCCGCGCGTGAAGAAAGAAATAACCTTCGGGGTATGCGGAAAAGTCTATCTATCGGGTCGGAAGGGCGAGTATCTAGTCAAGAATATGGTGGATGAAGGTTATAAAGTTTTGGGACTTGGCTCCGGTTGGCCTTGCGAGATGCTGGGCGACTGGGACAAAGCCCCCGAATTTTACAAGAAGATTGATTATCTGGTTATCACGAGCTTGAACGAAGGCGGTCCAGTTCCAGTCTTGGATGCGATTGCGGCAGGGGTACCGGTAATCGGCCCCAACACTGGCTGGATATGGGAGTTTCCCTGCATCCATTATAAAAAAGGCGATTGGGATTCATTAAACGAAGTTTTACATAAATTAACCCATCCACCGACATGGGAAAAGGATTGGAGATTGGGACACAGAAACCTATTTGCTTCCTTTTCAGGGAAATCCAAACCTGCGGAGCCGTCCTAAGCGGATTTGAGCTGTGTGAGGCACTGCGCAAGCTGGGAGTCGAATGCGATATTTATTCCGAATATGAGAACCCAGAACTTGAGCAATTTTTCAACATTAAACCAATCAAGAAGCCGAAAGGCATCACAATAACCTTCACTCCCCACCTTTTCGGAAACTACGCTTACGTGAGAACAAGGGACGGAAGGTGGTTCAACCACCAAGAACCCAAAATCTGCGTTTCAAAATACATCAAAGATTGGATAAACGGGGATGTCGTGATTGGAAATGGAACGCATAGTCGGTTCAAGAACCTTAATTTAGAAAGATTTATAGACGTTTTAATCGAAGGAAATGACGAAGCCAACAAAAACATTGAAGAAACAATCAAAGAAGCTCGCAAAATTGGCGAAAAGATTGTTTGGTTTGGCAGGCAAACGAGGAAAATGGATGGAGTTAGTAATATCAGTTCTCCACCACTCAAGAAAATCCCCCCTCTATACAATCATGCCAAGATATTCCTCAAGATGAGCAAAAACGAGGGATGGGGACGACCGATAGCCGAAGCAACGGCTTGCGGATGTGAGGTAATCAACAAATCAGGCGGGAACAAAGAAATAGAAATTGTTTCCTGGGAATCTATAGCTAAAAAACTACTCAAATATTTATGCTTAAACCCCGCGAAGGCTACTTAGTGGCCAAGGTTGAGACCAAAAAGACCAATTTCGGCATTGTGCTCCCAGACGAAGGGAATGTCGCCAACAAAATCATTATAGTGAGGGCGGTTCCCAAGAATTGCGACCTTAAAGTCGGAGCAGAAATCGTCTTATCGGCAACGTGCCAGCTTCAGAGGATAAAAGACGAAGAAAAGGATTATTTAATCGTCCCGGTTGACGGGATAGTTGCAACAAGATGACTAAACAAGAACAAATAGCAGTAGATGTATATCAAGACCATACACTGAAATACCAAGACCTCAAGCAAAAGTGGGTCGACCTTTTGAGTCGCTATGAGAACGAATTAAGGGCGGGTTCAATCACGGCGGAAACCCAATCCAAGACCCGTTTAGGGCAGGCTTTCTCACTGGTGGAGAACTTCGTTTCGCGTGCTATCGCTCAAATTCCTAGATTCCACTACCTTCCCCGCGAAGCCGATGATGTGGAATTTGTCGACCAATACGAGGAGTTTAATGAATACCAGCACGACCAGGCTAAATCCAAAGACGCTTATGAAATGATTGCCAAATGGGGGGGTATTTGCGGTCTTTCGGGATTCAAGATGGGATGGCAGACAGAACAGATTTTACATAAGAAAAAAGGAAAAGAAGTTTTCGGAAAAGTCATCACCAACCCAACAGTGGTAGACGCGATGGACAAGTTAAGAATCGGGAAGTCGGTAAAAGTGGACGACAACGAAACTATTTCAAATTGGACAATCGACCCCATCGCCCCCTATGACCTCATCTGGTCGACGTCAGCAATCACAAGGGACGATTGCTATGTCTTGGGGCATAGGATTCACAACAAGACCTTCAAGCAACTAAAGCAGGAAGGGTATGACGTAAAACGCCTTTCCCAAAGAATCAGAAGCGATGAAAACTACTGGAAAAATCTGACCGAAAAATATCAGAACGTTTCCGCTTCTAAAATTTTCGATCTGATTGAAATAGAATTAGCTGAACTTTATATCAAATATCTGACCAATTCAGGAGTTTGGGAATATTGGGTTATTACTTTGGGCGATGTGGCGGAGGGAATCTATGCCGGAACGCCCGTGTCTGTGCGAAGCGAGAAGAATCCTTTTGACAAGCAATTCTGCCCGGTGGGAATATTTCGACCCATCAAAAGACCAGGGAAACTTTACGCTTTCGGAATAATCGAGCCGGTGATGGGAGTCCTTGATACTGAAGAAGACTCTCTGAATATGGTCATGGAGGCTTTCTGGACTGACGTGGCCCGGCCAATGGAATACGTGCCGGACAATGTTTTGGATGAAAACTCACTTGAGTTCAAGCCCCGCACTCTTGTCCCTGTCAGAAAACTGGGCGAATCAGTGAATGTGATGAACACCCCCAAGCCAGATATGGGTTCAGCCTCTTATCTCTTCAACTTCCTCGAAAGAGCCAAGCAAAATGTTACGGCTATCACCGACTATCAGACGGGAGCCAACCAAGTGCAGAAAAACCAAACTGCCACCGAGGTCAGAACTAAGTCATTCCTTTCCGAGCAGAGGTCAAACAAAATCATGCAGGCTTTCGAGTCTGAAGTTCTTGAGCTTTCGGGAAAGATGGCTCTCTGGCTCAACAAGCAATACTTAGCTGACCAAAAGGAAATCATTTACCGGGTACTGGGACGCAAGGGTCGCCTCATGGAAAAGAAAATGAAGCTCAAGGTGGTGGAGGCTATCAAGGACGTGGTGATTGTGTCGGGTTCGTCAATTTACATAGACCGTACTGAAGAACTGAATCGTTGGATGGCGCTCTATAATCTTGCGGTAGGAGAAGCGAAATTGGGACCTGCTGGAATTCCGATGGAACGCGAGAAGATTGTCGAAAAGATACTCGAACGCGGATACGGAGTTAAAGACCCCGAAAACTATATCCCATCCCTTCAGGAACGAGAAGAAGCGGGGGTACTCAAAAAACAGCAAGACCTCGAACAAGCCAAGCAGGAAAACCAAGACCCGATAAACGCGCGTGTGATGCCCGATGATGATCCGAAAATCCACATTCCAATTCACCAGACAGCTCTCAGAAACGGCGGAGATGGTCAGCCTTACACACCTGAACAGATGCAAGCAATGAGCGCCCATATTAACGAACACACCCGCATGGCGGGCGGAGCTGTACCAAGTATTTTAGAAACAACCAATGAACAACCTATTGGAGTACCTGGAGCAGGTCCAGGAGCAAACGCTTCTGGAGGAGCTGTTCAGCCAAGTCAGTAAAAACGAATTAGACCAAGCCCGAATGACGGCAGCTAGAATCCAGGCAATGCGGGATATAAGATTTGATTTGCGAAAAGTTTATGATAACGCTGGAATATCTCCTCAAAAAACAGGCCCAGAAAAAACAGCGAAGTAAATTCACCCACAAGACAAGATACGGACGGGAACTCCCCGAACGTTGGGGCTATGACTGGAAAGGCCACGCCGAAGAATACCAGAGATTGAAGCAGAACCCTCATACTCTGTTCCGAGTG